GCAAACGAACCCGCATCTGCGGCAAGGTTCATGGCTATGGGGAAGTTAATTACCTGACCAGAGTAAGTGAAGGATCCCGCGTCAACTACTTCTGTAATGTCTTCTGTAATATTCTGTCCAGTAACCGTAAACGTGCCACTGTCCAGATCAATGTTCATTGCTTTTGTTGTGCCAATGTCTTGACCCGTCGTCTCAAAAGCAACGTCCTCTAGGGACACGTTCATTGCTATGCGGGTGCCAACATCGTTGCCTGTCAGGCTAAATGATCCAGAATCACTTTGCCTTGTGGTAGCACCCGTTACATCCTGACCCGTTAAAGCAAAGGATCCTGACTCCGCGCTTACGCTCATTACTTTGGTTAGGCCGACATCTTGACCAGAGTAAGTAAACGACCCAGAATCAACGACCTCCGTTATTACCTTAGAAATAGGTTGCCCTGTGTAAGCAAACGAACCGCTATCCAGTGAGATGTTAAGTTGAGCGGTAACGACAGCGGTTTGATCTGTTATCTCAAACGTGCCTGAGTCCAGAGGTATACTTAAAGCTATCGCGGTGCCAATGGCTTGGCCCGTGTAAGTATAGGTTGCAGATTCTGCCTCAACCACCTTACCAGTACGAAGTGTTACATCTTGCCCCGTAACAGAAAAAGAACCAGAATCCGCATCCACGTTCATAGCTGTCGTGAATGTTATGGCTTGCCCGTTTATTAAAAATTCACCCGGCAGCTTAACATTGGTAATGAGCTTTGCGGCACCTTTCATACTGAGCGTGAAAGAGCCACTATCTAAGTGAATTACAAAATCAGATGTGCCTGACGTTCCTATGGGGGCGCTGGCTATAGGGCGTTGAGTAAGCATACAAAGTATCCCTTGTTATGTTACTGCATATATATCATCTTTTTCTGTCCAAACCAAATACCCATTTTGTTCTAAAGTTTGTTTTAAATGAATGTCATCTATGTGCTTATGTTCAACTTTCAAGAAAGAAGGCTTTATCCGAAACGAATAGGCGTTGAAAATATTGTTTTCATGTCCCTCTGCATCGACCTTCATCAAGTCCACAGAGTCTACACCACTAAGCAATTTGTCTAAAGTGAGACAATCTACCGTAATCCTTTCATTAAAATTATCCTTGTTCAATGGATGATCACTTAACTTCTCACCAAGATGATTACCCGCAACAACATGGGAACACCCAGTAAGCCACGTCCCGTTGTCTCTAGCAACGGCAAATTCTATATGCCCATCATAGTCAGAAATAGCCGCTTGAACGACCCTAACATCATAGGGCAAAAACATTTCTACACACTGATCAAACAGGTGTGGAACAGGTTCCACTACTATTCCTCGCCATCCCGCTTTTGCCAAAGGCAGCAAGGTATTAAAGTTTGCCGCACCGATTTCAACAAAAAACTTACTCATTTACGTCACCGCGATAACGACTTGTCCACATTGTAAGAGAGTATTTTACCCCAGACTTCAAAGGCTCTACCTTGTGACCATGCGTCACTTGACTTGGAAACAGGATGCAATGCCCAACGGGAACATCTTTATTGGAGAAGTTTTGATGCGGGAAAATAAGCTCCGCGCCTTCATAATCATCGTTTAGTTTTACGCTGCCAGTCACCAATGAAGCATCTGTATGAAACCCTAAACTCGTCTGAGTGTCCATTGAATAACGCATTGTGAACGCATCTCGTAACCCCATGTGTTCCATAGGAGTCCATTTTTTTTCTGCTACTTTCCCTAATTGTTCCTTCCAAACCCACTCAAGTTCGTCCCATAACCCAAGTTTTCTTACTCGTATTTCTTGAGCGGGAAACTTATCGCCTTCCATATTGCCCCATCCACCAACAGCCTCAGAGGTTTGAATGATTTCTTGACACCTATCTTTACTCCAAAATGGAACCACAAGAATATCTTGCGCTACTTCCTCATAGTCTAAAGAGTTTATTGGTGGGGATTGCACCTGATGATCTTGAGATGCAGAGCTTTGAAAACCAATTTTATTTGCCAAATTCAGGAATCTTTGTTTAGCTTCAGGTCCACCATTTCCATGATATATGCAAGGGCAGCACATCCCGTTTGATACCTGTATCCCATTAAAGGAAACATCATCATCACACTGAAAAATGTAACCCTCATAATCAAGCTTTACGTTAATGTCGTCAACAGAGAGGAACCGTTTCTGCATCCATAATTGATCATCATGTTCGTCAGCAATAGCTTCGTTTAAGAATTGTTTAAGCATACCAACTTTACCTATATACAAACCGCTATTCAGATATTTGTAAGGGCTTGAAGTCATAGGAAATTGAGCGGCTAATATAGGTTGAGGCCAACAATTTCTTTCCGCTGCAAAAAGAATATCACAATCAAAACCAAAGAAACGGTCTTTAATAGTTTGCAAGTCATCAACAAACATTACATCGTAGCCATCACAGAACAAAACAATATCCTCGTCTGGAAGGCTTGTTAAATGACCACGAACAAGATTGATTTTGTGTCCCCCTCCTTCGCCTTCCATCGTGCCGCCGCCCCAAGTAACTCCGTTTCCAAGGTTAAGATAACTTACACCAAAGCGTTTTGCTGATTGCTCAAGCGCCCACATTTTTGTTTCATCTGTACCGACAGTTAATACATGCACGTTCATTGGTCCCACCTCTATTGTGCTTGGTCTATCTTCCCTTGGGATCTGACGAACCTTTTCGGGAACATAAAAGTAATTCTGTTTTCCTTTTAACTTATATGGCAACCATTCGTCTACGGGTATTATAGAATCCGAAAACCCCTCGCACAAATACCTTGCCGTATCTGGAGTAATTGCATACGCATGAGCATTGTACCAGTAACCTAGATCATTCCACCGATACCCCAGCCAAACGCTATGATATACCCTTAATTTGTCAGAAACATCTACGGGATCTATAGAGGTAAAGACCGCATCTTCTTCTAAAATAATGCCGTTAATACCTGACTCTGCAATTTTTCTCCATACGCGCAGATGACTTACAGCACACCCAAATTCTCCAATAAGTAAAGATCTGTTGTGTATTGGGTCTTTCCACGCAAGATCTGGCTTGCAGCCAGAAAGTTCAATTGCACTTTCCCAAGATAGTTGCCTAGCATCAAAAGCATCCCCATGAAGAGATATCTGATAAACTATTGCCAAGTCGGACCCTCAAACCAAGCAACAAGACTTTTTCTTATACCTCTGGTTACGGGCATGACCCTGTGACTTAAATAACTGGGAAACACCAAAACCGTACCTTTTGCACGGCTTTGACTATTTGGGCTTTCTACCTCAGAAAACTCAAAGTTTCCCCCTTCGTATTCGTGTGGTTCACTCAACTGCACAGTCACACTAAGCTTTCGATCCAAGCCATCATTGCGAACCCAATCAATATCATGGTGCCAATTATAATGGCCCCCTTCTGAAGCATGATACTCCGTATACTGGATATCTGCTTTTTTATAGACGTGTGTTTTAAAGTGGTTTTGATTTGCCTCTTCAACATATTCAAACAACATGTCCAAAATATCTTTATTGTCAGAAAGCCAAGCCACCCTGCTTGATCTTACTTCGGAACCGCCTTGGTTAAATGTTTCTGCCTTCTGTATATTTTCAGCTTTTGAAACTATTTTTGCAATTTGAAAATTACTAATTGCCCCCGACCACATTCTCCAGTTTTGTCTCATTTTTCCCACTCCCGAAAATATTTAATCTTTTACTCTACAAGCCTTAATTTCTCACCCTTATGATGTATCTGTGTTTTATAACCATTCCTCATCACAGTGGCTATAGAAGCGTGAGTTTTATCTCTTCGTTCAGAATCTACTTGCCCATAACCAACTTCACATTCTGTTCTTTGAAAAGGAATAACTTGAACTAATGGCGTACCCTGCGGAATAAAAAATTCACCATCGCCACCTGTCCATAAAAAAGGAAAATTAATGTGGTTGTAGTATTTGTCCGTCTCAACAACCCCGTCTAAAATCTTTAAACGCGTTTCCATGTGATTTAAAGGTGATGTAAACAAACAGGACACGCCTTCGGATGTTTCAATTATCCAAGGGTTATGTAGCTTGCACGTATGTTCTCCATATTTTTTATTTTGAAGAGGGTGATCTTTAATTTGCTCTATGTTGTGAAATGAAAATGCCGATCCTGTTCTACCCTTAAAATCTTCTTGCGGAATGTAATTTGGTGGAAAATCAAAATTCAAATCTCCATCTTTAGCTGTCACAAACATGTCAGCCCACATTGGTATTATATACCCCATCGAACAAGCTTCTAAAAAAGGAACACACCTTTTTACAGTTCCACTTGACGGGTGAGAAGTTGTTTGAGGGGGAATAGCTTTAAAATATGATGGCAAATGTTTATTTGCTTTCACAGGTTTTGGTATACCATCCATGAGATGGGCATCGGTAAAAAATTTAATTTGCATTTTAAAAATCTCACTCAGATACTGCGTGTTCTATTTCCGCTTGAGCTAAAGCAATTGCCGCTTCATAGTCTCTTATAACTTGATCTAAGTTTTCAAAAATATCTGGGAAATCCCCCGCCCAATCTTCTACTTCTGCAAGGCGGCGCTTATGTTTTATTTCAATATGGTCTGATTTTTCAAAGTGAACATAATGGCACCCCTCCGTCTGGAGTTGCGTTATTATTGCATTGAAAGCATTTACGGCAGCTTCTGAAAAGAAAGCGTCTTCTGTATTGCTTACTATGCTTTTTTCAGTATTTGCTTGTTGAATACAAATGCTTACAGAACCATTTGTTTCTATCGTTAGTGTTTTCATTTTCCCCACCTAAGTTTTCATAATATACGCAAGCGCATAGTATGGATTAAGAATACTAACCGCAGTTCCCGACCCTGTGGCCCCTGTGTCTCCACTTAGACCCGGAGAAGCATTACCCGTGTTTCCGCTTAGACCCGGAGAAGCAGACCCCGTGTTTCCTGATGTGTTATGTGAGTGAGCGCCAGCAGAGCTTATATTGTTTACCACATTGCCGCCGGGGTTATAGTTTAACCTATTTCGACCACTGTTTCCCGCATAACCATTTTGATATGCTGCTTGAGCAAGGTTATGACTATGCGAACCAGTATTCGAAGTAACAATGTTACCAGAACTGTGCGTATGTGATGCTACTGCAAAGTTACCCGCTCCGTGAGAGTGCGATGCTACCGCAAAATTACCCGAACCATGAGTGTGAGAAGGCAGGTTGCTCGTTGCAAGAGTTACGTTGGTTGTACCGCCCGTATCTCCGACGTCATATGTCTGACCGCTGTCAGCTTGCGCACCTATAACAAATCGCGCTCGCAAGTCAGGCGTTCCGTTTGCACCATTACAAAGAACCCAGCCGCTTGGAATGGCAGAAATTGCACCAGACCACATAACGATGATGCCAGAAGTAAGCGGCCCTGTTGGACCTGTTGGCCCCGTCGATCCAGTTGGCCCTGTCGGCCCAGTTGATCCTACCTCACCTTTTTGACCCTTCTCACCTTTTTGACCCTTCTCACCTTTTTGCCCCGTGGGGCCAGTTGGGCCTGTTGCACCTACCTCACCTTTTTGTCCTTTCTCACCTTTTTGCCCCGTGGGTCCATCTGCACCCACCTCACCTTTTTGACCCTTCTCACCTTTTTGCCCAGTAGGACCTGTGGGTCCATCTGCGCCAGTCGGACCTGTGGGACCTGTAGATCCAGTATCGCCTTTTTGGCCCTTCTCACCTTTCTGACCTTGTGGTCCAGTCGGACCCGTAGGTCCCGTAGGACCAGTGTCCCCCTTTTGTCCCTTCTCACCTTTTTGGCCTTGTGGTCCAGTAGGACCAGTAGGTCCCGTAGCACCTGTATCCCCTTTTTGACCCTTCTCACCTTTTTGGCCTGTGGGACCCGTTGCACCAGTAGCGCCCGTGTCTCCCTTTTGACCCTTCTCGCCTTTCTCACCTTTTTGACCCTGTGGGCCAGTAGGGCCTGTAGGACCCGTAGGACCAGTTGGCCCTGTAGGACCCGTTGCACCGATCTCACCCTTTTGACCCTTTTCGCCCTTCTGTCCCTTTTCGCCCTTCTGACCCTGTGGACCTGTAGGGCCTGTAGGGCCAGTGGGACCTGTGGGTCCTGTAGGTCCTGTCGGACCAACTAAAGCAGCATTGGCAATGGTTTGCTTTTCCCAACGAGCCGCAGTCGTATCATAAACAGGAATAAGGTCGGTACTTGCTGCGTCTGTATCTGTGGGAAAGTCAGTAAGAGAAGAGCCTACATTTGTGCTGTCGGTAACATCTGCACTACTCTCTATACCATCTAGCTTTGTACCATCTCCCGCGACATCCCTACCGTCTACCGTACCAGTAACCGCAAGATTACCTGTGACAGTTGCACCTGTAGCCGTGGCTTCCACCTTGGTGGTTCCCGCATTCTGTATTCTAGTGAAGTCTACAGCTACGGACACAATCGAAACGGTGGCATCCCCTGCGAGGTTAATCGCACTACCACCACTACTGCTTTCCGTTGGAGAGCGCGTTAGAGACGTAGAGGCAGACGTATAAGTACCAGTGCCGATTTCAAAATTAGCACCTTCTTCGATGACGTATTGAACAACGTCACCATTACTTACCCCTGCAGCAGCAAAGGTTTGGAAACCTGTAGCTGCACTACCTAAAACAACGGTGCCAGTCCCCGTACTGGCAGTCGTCATTTTTGCTCTATTGAAAAGCTTTGCCACGACGAACTAACCTTATGTGAGTGTCAGGATACCGTTTGCGCCTATGTCAATTGTAAACGTGTCACCATCATTAAGGGTAAGAGACGTGCCGTAGTCGTAATACCCAATTACAGGATCTGCAGGTGATGTTACAGAGTCATCATAAATAACGATGTAACGGAAAGCAGCAACCGAACCACCTGATGCAGTAAGCGTTAAGTCATTGGCAGAGAGCTTATACGTACCATTCGTCTGTGTCGATGTCACGGATTGCAGTGTACGAGAGGATAGGTTTGTGTAGCTAATTTGAGAAATGTTAGCCAGCACTCCATTTCCATCACTTACCACATTCGTACCCGCTGTTGGGTCTGTGTTCGACAAAGCCACAACCAACGTGTCTGCGTCTAAGTCCATTGCATTTGCGAGGTTCACGACAAAATCGTTTACCTTTGTAAAACTAGCCATAAGTAAACTCCTATGTTATTCTAATTACAGCAGTTGTAGCAGAAGATACGGGGAACTGAACCTCAAATGTATCATCGGAGACTACGCGATTACTTCCGAAGTCTAACACAGCCACAGCTTTATTGGAAGCGGAAGAATTATATATCAGCGCACCACGGGCGGTAAACGAAGCACTTGTCCAACTGATATTGTCGAAATCCACAAACGCAACCGTTCCTGATGATGTTGGCGCTATAGTGGTTAGTGCTTTGCCACCAGCAGTATATGCGGTGCCTGATGTGTTTGTTATCTCATTGTCTGTAGAGTAAACTGTAGTACCAGCCCCTAGTGTTGCTGAATCGCTATACAGCGCAATCTTAAAGACATGAGATGTAAAATCGTGAACAGCCTCAAGCAATTCTTGCTTAAACGAGGTACATGTTGCTTGTGTAATAGCCATTATGCAGCATCCTCTCTATACGTGTCACTCTTAATCATTACACCAAGAGACGCCATATTTATTAAAGCACTTTGATACCTTTGCAAATAATTTTGCAAAATGTCTGGCTCCCCCTTCATAAAAGTATACGCCTCATAAAGGGTGCCGTAAAGAAGTGCGGTTTCCGCATTGTCACCTAACCAAGAAGTGGATGAAGTGACGATAGAGGGTGGGTCATAATAGTAGTGTATTTCTACACTATAGGCAGCATCTGGGGTCGGACCCAATATAAAATTCCCGTTTGAGGAAGATGTGTCCCCATCAAACATACCATAATACTTTGGTAGCCCAGTAGTTGACTGACTAGGATACGCTTCTCTTATAAAGTTTACTTCTTTTTCAAGGAGATATGTATAGTTGTTGCTGCCATCAATTACAGCCAAAGAGAAAGTAGACAAGAAGTCAGATGGTCTTCCTAGATAAGGAGAACTTGCAGAAGTGTTTCCCGTTGCATTCTTTCTAAGTTCAGGTATTTGAACGTCCCTATTTATCCGCTCTTCCGCTTGCTGAATAAACACGTCAATGTTGTTTACGAAGGTTGTCTCCGTATTCTCAGTGTAATCTTTCACTGCCTGTACTAGCTGAGAATAGTTCATTTGAACTTATCCATCCTTGTAAAAATTACCGCCACGGGTTGCCGCACCCATACCACGACACTTACCGCCATACTTCATTTTCTTTACCTTACCACCATAGTTCATGCCGTGGGAAGCCCCAGCCATCATACTACCATCTGGCATACGGTGCATT